TCGGCGAAAGGGCGCTGGCAACGATGAGCGAGAATGTGGCGAAGGCCATCGAGGAAGAGCTCGCAGGAATGTTGAATGATAATTGACCAATAATATATGGCAGACAGTATTGTCAGGCTGAGGATAGACAGCCAGGAATATGACGCCAAGCTGAAGAAGGCTGGTGATGCGCTGAACAGGTACTTCGAGACTGTCCGGCGTGGAGGAGGTACCCTTGAGTATCTTGATGAGGGAGTCCTCGATGCCGTCAAGGCTATTGGAAGCATGACCACGAGTGCATCTTCAGCAAAGGGAAAGGTCGGTGAGCTCACGAAGGCTTTCACCGACCTGCACGTGCAGTATCAGCAGTTCACCGATGCGGAGAAGGCGTCACCCATTGGTAAGGAGATGGCCCAGTCGCTGGACCAGCTGAAGACACGCATTGAAGAGACGAAGGGACAGCTCTCGCAAGCCAATGCTGAGATCGGCAATACCGGGGTCGAGTCGGAGAAGACCGGCAGTCTGATAGATTCCCTGACCAACAGGTTCGGACTGAATATCAAGCAGCTAACCGGATGGGGTGCTGCCATGGCAGCCGGAACAACAGCATTGAAGGTTGCCAAGGATGCCTTTATGGCCAATGAGTCAGCCGTTGACGAATGGGGACGTATAGTTGACTCCTCGAAGTCTCTGTATGAGGGATTCCTCAACGCCCTCAACAACGGGGATATATCCGGATACCTCAGCCGTATAGATCAGATCGTGCAGGCCGCACGTGCAGCGTATGACGAACTGGATCGCCTTGGCACCATGAAGACCATCCAGGCTACGCAGATTAGCCCCCAGATGACCGAGAATGAGCGCATGCGCCAGATGATCCAGACACGCCGGTATATTGCTCCCCTCGATGGACGGAGGGCTGCCATGGCCAACGGTGCACTGCTTTCCGAAGCACAGATCAGGTCCCTCGAGCAGAAGCTGCAGAACGGCATGCAGAAGGTCGTCGATCTCTTGGGTAATGAGGTGAAGCAGGCCGGAAGGGCTATTGACGCTGTTTACCGCCGTCAGGGTGCAGAGATCGGCATGAGCGTGAAGGAGTTCCGCAAGGGCACCAGCTCCATGGCAGAGTTTGAGAAACGTCTCAGAGGCGCTGAAATGTACAACCGGTGGCAACAGCAGAACAGCTACGTGGATCAAAGCACCGGACGGGTAGTCACTCCCCGTGGCAATCCCTATGCAGCATATAGAGGATGGGATGTCTTCCGGGTGGACGGTGACAGGTTCAAAGAGCTCGTCAAGCTCATCCAGCAACGTGACCAGCAGGCTGTACAGGCTTACGGACTGCAGACCCAGGCTTTCCGCACCATAAACCGTGCGGAGGGTATCACGGCCCGCATAGGTGGCACATCAGGAGGCGGTGGAAGAGGTGGAAGAACAACAACAACCACTCCGAAGGTGGAAGAGGTACTTCCTGTCGGTTCCGTGGCCGCCCTGAACAAAGAGCTGCAAGACCTGCGCAAGCAGCAGGAGCTGGCAACGGACACTACAGCCTGGCAGGATTACCAGACTAAGATCGACGAACTCACCAGCAAGGTGAAGATCCTCAAGGGGCAGATCGCAGATCCTGGCAAGATACAGAAGGGTGTCGGCGCGTCTGTCCTTGGCATGGCCATCGGTCAGGAGCAGCTGAACGACGTGGAGAGCCAGCTGAAGGCACTCCTCCCTGAAGGAGGTATCAAGATTCCTGCAAAGCTGGAGATCAATACCGGCAACACGCAGCAGCAGTCGAAGGAGATGGCCAAGGACTGGCAGCAGGCAGCATCGGCCATCCAGTCGGTGGGCTCTGCCATGCAGCAGATTGAAGATCCTGCAGTCAAGGTGGCCGGGACTGTCGCCCAGGCCGTCGCAACGATAGCGCTGGCATATGCGGAAGCATCAGCGATGGCAGCCAAGACGACTGGACCTTGGGGGTGGATCGCTTTCGCAGCCACCGGATTGGCGACAATGCTCACGACCATCTCAAGTATCAAGAGCGCTACCAAGGGGTTCGCAGAGGGTGGTATTATCAATGGACGTTCGATGTCCGGTGACAACAATATCATAGGAGTCAATGACGGGGAGGTAATCCTCAACCGCGCTCAGCAGGGTAATATAGCATCGCAGCTCTCCTCAGACAGAGAGTCAGGCGCCTACCGTCCCTCATATATCAGCGGTGAGCAGATCTATCTCGCCCTGAACAGATATACACGACGCACAGGTCGCGGCGAAATAGTAACTTGGAAATAATATGGCAGTCAAAGGTAACAATATCATCATACAGCGGGATGGCATGGCGATTGCCGGTGTCAAGTCTCAAGATGTTACGAGCTCCGCTGATACTATTGAGAAGAGCAGCGCCACGCAGCAGTCATGGCGTGAGTATGTGACAGGTCGGAAGGATTGGAATCTTTCCGTCTCATACCTCGTCCTGACATCTGCCAATGCAGCAGACCTGCTGACCGTAGGGACCACCTATCAGCTGTCAGAGTGCGACCGTGAGGGCAACGTCCTGGTGACAGGCTCGGCCATCCTCACGCAGTGTCGCCAGACAGCCACCCGTGGCAACATTGCACAGGGTTCGTTCAGTTTCAAGGGCACCGGCCCATTAACGTAAAAATATTACGGCATGGCAATACACTGGCAGATACCTTTCAAGAGCCTCCGTTCAGGCACCGTCTACACCGTCAATATACACCAGTCGGGGTATAGCGGTGCAGCCGTCGTCCTTAACGGCGGCGCTGATCCGTTTTCCACGCAAGAGGATGATTCCGACGATATGTTCACGCCCATCCGCACTCACAGCGGATATATTAGGATTGTGGACAATGACTATGCGGCAAACGGCACGACGACCTTCGACTGGCTCTCCCTTCTGCCCTCCACGGATACCGACAGGCCCGTCACCCTTACGGACGGCAGCGGAAATATCGTGTGGCAGGGCTTCATGCAGGCTCAGAACTTCGGAGGTACGCTCTACGGCAACCCGCAGGTGAGGGAGTTCCCTGTACAATGCCCGCTGGCAATTCTTGAGGGCTACGACATAAACTATCAGAACACCGAGATACGCAACTTCGCCTACCTCCTACAGTATATCATCAGTCAGATACCGGAGCTCACCTTCTCACAGATCATCATCCAGGGAGGTGCAGACGCACAGGAATGGCTGCTCAAGTGCATCGACTGGCAGAACTTCTGCAACCTGAGTGCCGACGGTGAGGTGGAGCCCAGATACAACCTGTACCAATGTCTCGAGGATATGTGCAGGTTCTGGGGATGGACTGCAAGGACATCCGGACGAAATCTCTATCTGGTATGCCCTGATGATAGTGGGGAGAGTTATTTCCTCACGCTCACCCCGGCACAGCTGGAGACCATGGCTGGCGGTACGGCAGCCGGTACCGTCACGTCGGGATTCTCACCGGTGACAGGCAGCGTGGAGTTCTGCAACACCAACAACGAGGACTTCCTGCAGCGAGGGCCAGGCAAGGCCACCGTGACAGCCGACGGCAATGCAGCCGACGAGACGGTTATAGGGTTTCCTGACGAAAAGGTAGCAAAGGAGATGGAGGACCTGGGATGGCAGTCGTGGATCACAGGAGGTGACGATGCGTATAGGTTTACGGTCGACAAGACGGCAATCAATCGTCCCCTATTGATTGGATCTGCTGTTCAGGGGGCTGCATCGTTTAACCTTATGGAGATATATTCAGCTTCTGATGACTACAAGGGAGTCATTCGGATAAAAAAAACATATTCATCTGGTACCGTCTACGCATCGTTTACGACAGTCTATGAACACGCATTCGCTGATGGATGGATAAAAATATACGGAAATGTATATCGACAAGGGAAGATCTTCGAAAGCAGGTCACTTGACAGTTCGCCTGTTGGAAACAAGACTATGAGATTGCGCCTGGGAATAGGTAAGACAAGAGCGGCTGCTCAATGGTTTAACGGCAGAACCTGGTCTTCCACAGTGGCTGACTTTAAAGTCTCGATTGGCAACAGCGACAACCAATTCCGGATAAGCCCAAGCTCAGAAACAACAATCTCATATATGGATCATATTGATGCTGACGGAAATATCGGCCTTATCTTCATAGAGTTCCTTGGTAGCGACGACCTGGATGAGATATCCGGAGAGCGGTCCTTCGAAATCGACGATTTTCATCTTGAATGTACGAGAGGAAACCTTGTTCATATACCATCGGATAGCCAATGGGGTGGGAACTGGTGGACAAAAATCGAGCGAAGCGACCGTCGACAATATGTGGCGAAAAGTCCAGGCCATGTCAGGATGGACTGGAATGCTGATTGCATCTATGCTTCCGACAATGATATGAACCTTGGATATGGGCTGATAATTAACCCTGACGGCTCCTACATGGGCGGTGCGTCCTACGATGGAGTCGTGCAGTATCCTGAGCAGCACCTCGCAGACCGCGTGACAGCCTACTGGGCGCTGTCGAAGAGACGGCTGCAGCTGGAGCTCCGATCGGACTTGCTGGGGACAGTGTCGCCTGATCAGACGATGACTGTTGACGGGAGCTACCTCTACCCGATTGCCGTCGGTCACGAATGGAGGGACGATATCACAAGATTAACTTTATTACAGCTAATATAATGCAACTATCAAGAGAAGCTATACAGAGGATGTTCGACTCTGCCGGAGGTTCGGCAGGATCCGGTGGTGGCGGGAGCATATCCCCATCCATCCTTGCGTCATATGCCTCACAGGAATTCGTGCAGCAGAACTATGTCAGCATCGAGTTCTTCAACCGGCTCTTCAAGATCCACGGCACAGCGGATGACATCCTTCCCAATGACACTGAGACTGTCATCTCACATATTGAGGCCAACTATGGTTTCTGGACTCAGTCCTTCTTGAGTGCCTTTGGATATAATTCGTCGGGAGGCGGAGGAGGCGGTGGCGGAGACGGCAGCGTCACCAGCGTGGGACTGAGGATGCCGACGGGATTCACGGTGAGCGGATCTCCGGTAACCACTTCCGGGACTCTGGCAGTTACATTCGCAAGCGGATATTCCCTGCCGACTACAGCCAGGCAGGCGAACTGGGACGCAGCCTACGAATGGGGAAACCACTCCCTGGCAGGCTATGCAACCCAGCAATGGGTGACCGCCCAGGGCTTCTCCACGCTGACCATGACCAACGTATGGTCTGCCCTTGCAAGCTCAGAAGACTCCAATCGTAAGATCAACGTGGTACATCTTCCGGATCTGAGCTCCACATACCTGACAGTGGCGAATGCAGCATCGACATATGCTCAGAAGGCTACGACACTTGCAGGATATGGCATCACCGATGCCTATACCAAGACATACATCAACAACCTCGTCTCGACGATGCAGGACAACTTTGCCCTGAAGGCCACGACACTTGCAGGATACGGCATCACCGATGCCTATACCAAGAGCCAGTGCGACGGCAAGTATGTGACATTGGCTACGCAGCAGACGATCAGCGGTGCTAAGACATTCTCAAGCCCTGCGACATTCACCAACAATATCTGGCTCAACAAGACCGACGGGCAGCAGTATATATCGTTTTCAAACGGCACCTACGAGGGCACCTACGGTCAGTCCATGGACGGATCGCTGTATGTATACAGCACCCAGCCGATCAACTGGTATACTAACATCAACGACCACGTGGGGCTCTGCCAGCTGGGCGAATCCGGCTTCGTGGGTGTCAACAACATCAGTCCGCAGTACAATCTTGATATTACCGGCACGGCAAGGGCCACGACAGCTATCATCATAGGCGGTGCCAAGCTGTCATGGGATTCGGAAAACAACGCCCTGAAGGTAGAGTCTATCTCAGGTGGCACATGCAACTTCTATGCGACGGGTGGTGTGGCAGCATTAGGTACAGTAACGATTTAATAATTTTTTATGGCTAATACAGGTGGCGTAATATATGTAGACATAACGACAACCCCGTACACCGGGGTCAGCGTGGCGGATGTCCAGCAGACGCTCAATGTCAGCGCAAACGATGTCGGCTCCCTCTGTCGAAGCAGCCGTGTGAACAAATGGTCTAAATATAAGCCGGTTGGTACGTCCGTCATTGACACCTACAATCAGCTGGATGCTTCTACGATGAAATGGAAAGCAACCGCATCATGGTGGCGTGGTAACGACGGGAGCTGCGGCATCACGGTGCTACGGACTGCGAGCAGCCTTGCATCGCTAAAGACGTCCATCGACACGCAGCGTGTCATCTGGGACAAGGTGACACCCACGGGTGGGGCGAGTGAGCCATACCGTTTGACAGACTTCAACGAGTATCATCACAATGCCCTCCCGCCTACATTTTCCCTCGGTGCAAGTACCGCACACCTTGTGGCAGGATCGAAACTCACGATCATGGTAGCAACGAGCGCAGACGATGGGTACAGTCTTAAGTTCAGCGACATTGCAACATATGACAACTGGTACTACACAGTGGCGGTTTATGACACAACCGGTGGTCTTAAATTCGTGTACAGCACCGATAAGACGGTCGGCAATTACGGGGACGGTGAGTCTATATTATTCGAGATCCCCTACAACAATGGGAATTATGGATATCAAGGGATTCTGACAGAGGGTAACACTTATTACGCTTATGCCTTCCTCTCAAGTGTCCGCTATGAGTTTACGAGGTACGAATATGTCGGCACTGCCACATACATACCACTCCCATGCGGAGATGGCGACTTCGGCATGCCGGCAGCCTCATTCGAATGTCGGAAGGACTCGCAATGGGCTACCGTGGATGCCTTCGCAAATGGTCGCATCGTAGAGTGGACTGTGGATCTGTATGGAGCCGGAAGCCAGGTCACAGGTACCATAAGGCTGATCGACCTGTCCGGCAATATTATCTCCGGCCAATCCCACACGGTGGACTTCTCAACAGGAACGCCGATCACCGCAGGTGATGGCACACAGGGCTACTCCGTATCTTCAGGCGCAAGGACGACGTTCCTGCTGCCGACAGAAAACCCTGAGGCATATCTTGTGGAGTTTGTAGCACCGAATATCAGCGTCAGAGCCGGTATCGGTCACGATATCAGTCCGGATCAATAATTAATTATATAACTATGAAGATAGATTTTTCAAAACTTACCATCAAGAAGGTTGACGGCACCACATTCCCACCTAAGGAAACGAAAGCCGCCAAGAACAATGTGTGTGACAGCATATATGCACAGGCCATGGACATACCGACCATGGAGCTGGCAGTTAAGGTCTACCATGCCGACGGCGAGGTGGAGCTGACAGCCGGGGAGATTGAGCTGCTGAAGCGCTCACTCGACAGGTTCCCGGCATTCATCCGCACAGGATTCCTCGAACTTATTCGTTAGTTTCAATAGGTATTATTATTATTTAGGTTAGTGTATTAATTTGTGATGCAGGCGCTGGGAAGTGCCTGCATTTTTGTTCCAAATGTTAAAAAGTACCAAATAATATACATTTTCTATGTATAATATTTGGTACATTCATTTATTTCTATTATCTTTGCAATGTAAATAATAAAGATAACAATTAAAACCGGCGGCAACGGGGAACAGCGGCACAGAATTATGGCAAAGTATACAATTAACCACACTTGCGGACACCAGGTAACAGTTCAGCTTTTCGGCAAGTACGTAGACAGAGAGAAGCGTATCGCTTATCTTGAAACTTGTGAATGCGACGAATGCCGTAAGGCAAAGGCAAACGCTGCTTCTGCGGCTGCGAAGGAAGAGAGAGGTCTTGCTGACCTGACAGGATCAGAAAAACAAGTAGCATGGGCAAACACCATCCGTGAGAAGGCTTACAAATGTCTTGACACTGTCGCCCAGTTTGCTACCAACGATCAGGCAAAGGCCATGATGGACGGATGGAAGGCAAAGATGGATGCCAAGACGGAGTCTAAATGGTGGATCGAGAACAGATACGATCTCCCGGATGATAATCACCCTCAGGCAGCCCGTGAAACTGTGATAAAGTTCAACAACCTTTTCAAAGGCTAATTATTAATAACTAATACTTTATACTATGGCACTTGACAGAGAAAACCGCTCACTGGCCTATGTAACAGGCCGCATGATTGCAATCGCAGAACACTATGCCGGGAATAAGTTTGGCCCTGGTACTATATCAGCCATGTTCACACATCCAGCCCATGGAATGGATGTATGGAGGCGTTACATAGACAAGGATGATGAGTATTACCAGGAACTGGAAGGAATACCGCTGCCCGTCACAATCGCCAACGAAGTTGACAAGGGACAGGCATGGGTCGGATACTATCACCAGAAAGCTGCCTATGGTCTATGTAACGACCAGGAGAGGAAGCGCATCGGACAGCGCATTGCGGATCTTAGGAAGCAGAAGGGCCTGACGCAGCAGCACCTCGCAGAACGCACAGGAATACAGCGCAACCACATCAGCAGGATCGAGGCCGGAAAATACTCGGTCGGGTTTGACACCTTGCAGGGCATTGCCGAAGCCCTCGGCGGGCGCATTGACATAGTTGTTTAGAAAGGGGAGTGAGCTACACTCCCTTTTCCAATTTCTTACCCATCATCCGGAAATCCTCATGCACGGACTCTGCCATCACCTTGGCATAGCGCTGCGTCTGGGTGATGTTAGTATGGCCGAGCATGCGGGACACATTCTCAATCTTCGCACCGTTGCGGAGCATCCAGGTTGCGAAGGTGTGGCGTGCCAGATGTGAGTGCAGCGGTGTCTTGATCTTCGCAGCTATGCCGAGCGCCTTCAGCGTTCGGTTATATGACTGGTTCGTCATCTTGGGCAACTGCCATCCGTTCCGCTTCAGCACCTCGATGACAGGAGGGAGCAGCTCGCTGACATATGACACACCGGTCTTGATTCTCTCACCATTCTTCACCCATCTGCGCCCCTCCCGGTGGTAGTCGTCGATAGTGAATGCCTGGGTGTCGATGTAGGCCATGCCGGTGTACATCTGGAAGACAAAGAGGTCCCTGGCATTGCACAGCTCAGATCCGGGTGCCAGCTCCATAGATCTCAGTGCCTTCATCTCCGGCTCCGTCAGATATTCAATACTCTCACGGTCACCACGTGAAAATTTTCCCTTCATTTTCCCGTAGGGGTTGCGCTCTATCTTCCCCATCTCCTCTGCCCGGTTGAGCATCGCCTTGAGCGTCTTGTGATAGGTAAACACCCCGGCATCGCTGATCTTCTTCCCCTTCAGGCCTTCCAGGGAGTGGAGCCAATGGTCGAAGCGGTAGATATTCTCGACGGTCAGATTCTCCCAGGCCGTCATGCCATACTCCCTCAGACGGGTTGCAGTCGTGCGGTAATGCTTCATCGTGTCCGGATGGAGACTCAGAATGCCCATCTGCCGCTCGAACCAGTCAATGAAGGCCGTCATTTTTTCAACCTCCGACACGGTCATATTGTTGACATAGTTGCGGAGGTCCTTCATGACCAGCTGCTGGGAGTTCTTCTCGCACTCGTTGGCATAGGCCATCACCTTGCGGGCGACGATCCTGATCCTCTCGGTGAGTTCCTCCGCCATCTCATGGTTGACCACCTGTCCGGCCAGGAACTGGTCGCGCCTGACTCGGACGCCGGTGCCCACATAGCACACCTTCCGGTTGACGGTGATCCTGATGTCCACGGCACCGTCGCCGCTTTTCCCGGCTCGGCCCCTGTAATCGAATACTGCTGTAACTGTTATCATACGCTTTCCTTGTTTTGTTTACCCACGGAAAAATGCGTGGGTAATGATTGGGTAAACAACTGTACTTATTTGCACCTATTTGCACCGATTTGCGCCACTTCCAACGGTCAGGAAAGACCTCCCGGAACCCATATAAACAAAGGAGAACCGGCTGTTTACCCCGATTCTCCCTGATTATTCTAAGTGATCCGCTTGGGATCAGAAAGACCGGAGACCTACTTACATAGTAAGTAGATGGGTCGGGGTGTTTGGCGATTGGGTAAACAAATTAATTATACAACATATCTTCTTGTGCCTTCAGGATCTCATCCTGGTATTTTTGGAGTTCGCTACCAAACTCAGCTTCTGTCATGAAAGGAGTAACTCCATCCCTATCCATAATCACACGCACAAACTTGTATGTCTTACTTTTATTTGTAATTCTTACAGTATATACTTTCCTCCACATACCTTCATATTTTACCAATTTCTTTAGGGAGTCATTTACGACCAAACCGCTGTCAAAGGAACTGTAAACATCGTACAGTATTTCGTTGGCATTAGTTACTGCTTTCCCATAAGTTTCCCTTTTTACTTTTCCTTGCAGATAACCTGCACCCAACTTGTTTACCTCCAACGATGGAGTAATCATTGCTTCCATAGTTATAGCTGAGTCCGTACCTACAACATCTATACTTTGGACGTCATCAATGCTATATTTAGGGGATTCGTTTATTATCTCACGAATATATTGGATAGCATTCTTCTCACCTTCCGGAACACAAGATATTAATGTGGTGATCGTCAAAAATAATAACAGTTTTTTCATATTATTGCAACCGATAAAATTTATATAATCATTTAACCATGACAACTAAGAAATCACAATGTCTCCCTTTTTATTGACATCAATACCTGGAAGATTCTGCGGATCATCTTCTTCGGAATCTCCATCGGTTCAAACTTTGGATTCACGCTCTCCAGAAGGAACTTGTCCTTGTCATCAGATCGCTGAATATTCTTCAAGACCCGACGGTCATCTATCAGTTCTATGACATACGAGGCTCCCAGCTCCAGGTATTCCTGCCACATAGCCACCAACCTGATTAGGATGTACGACCCAGACGGAAACTTCGGTTCCATTGAATCTCCGAACACCGGGATGACTACATCTCCATCACGGGCAATGTTTCTTGAGAACGGCATGCGCTCAGTGATATATTCCAGTCCCCTCTCATCATTTTCACCGAAACCGCCACGGGCATCCAGGTTGATAACTGGGACCATGATTACGTCTGGATTGCTCTTGTCTGTTCTATTATTTATATCCCCTTCTCCTGTCATTATCCATATTTTCGTATATTGAGGATAAACAGATATTATCTTATCGGCAATTTCTGACGAAACTCCACTTACTTTCCCAGATCGTATGTCGTACATATTCTGTGGGCTCGCTCCTATCTTTCTCGCCAGTCCACTCAACGTAAGACCTTCATTTTCTGCAATTATTTCAATAGTTTTCTTGATCATTTTGGTTGTCATTTATTAATTTCTGTAAATTCTTTACGTATTCTTCATAAAAGAAGTTAAGAGAGTAAGAATTATTCTTTATAATCAAGAAATATTCTTTATATTTGCAACGTATTTATAAAACATTTGCGAAACATTAGCCGTTTGAACGGCAAAAATACAATTAAAAAATGGATACTCCAAGAAAAAAGACAATTATTTCACTGCCACGTGATCTGGTACGCCAGCTGGCTGACCAATTCACCTGCAACGAGGGCACCATTTATTCGGCGCTTGCATTCAGGAGTGACAGCGCGAAGGCTAAGCTGATTCGTGACCATGCGATCAGCCTCGGAGGTCTGCTTACAGAGAAACTGGTATAAGTATGGACAAGTACACGAAGACGCAGATATTGGCCGAGGTTCGTGAGGCCATCCGCATGACGATGGAGGGCGTAAACGAACAATGGATCAGCGGTGAAGAGCTGGGCAAGCAGTTCCAGATGTTCACCACCAGCTGGCTGAAGCGCTACGGGCAGACACTGCCCCGCACGCAGGCTGTCGTCGAGTGTAACGGTGAGCGTCACCGCTCTGCGTGGTACTATCCGCGCCACCGGATTGCCAGGCTTATCAACGAGGGGAAACTTCGTGACCTCTCACTCTAAGATCGTTGTTTGACATCGCTGGAACATTGACCGCATCCTTTGCCGGGACCTATGGCACAAGCGGAAAGACGGAAGGAAAGGAAATGTCTATACCACTGGGCGCAAGTGTATCGCCCAGGTATGCCGGAACTGAGGCGGCCGGTACACCCGTCGACTACCGAAGGATTGCGGATTGATACACATATAACGTGGGTTGCAGCTCTTGAGGTGTGAACGTGTATAATAATAGTATTGAGCTCCCCACGTTACCTGCCACGGAAAGCCCGTAAGCGGAGTTATAGATTGACGGTCATCACTTAATGTTTGACAATGCAGACGTTAAGGTTGTGAGCATAAGCACGTCAAGTCCACCACCTCCGCAGACGCAACGGGATATAACAATAGGATGAGCGCCGGTTCGAATCCGGCCCGTGGCACGAAATTGCAACGTTTTTATTTCTATGGTTACACTCGTGAGAGTGGAGCGCTTTTCCATATAATAGATTAATTACGATTATCTTAGATTTTCCCGCCCGTGAGGGTACATTTGTTTGGTTCGTACATAATTCTATTTAGCCCTCGGCGGAGGGCATTACACCCGGAATGGCAGCTCGCCACGGTGGCGGCTTAACTTTATTTTCAGAACAGGTAATATCGCATTGTTGAATAACGGGTCCGACTCCCGTTCCGGGTACTATCTAATATTTTACAATTATGAAAGAATTAGCAAGAATTTTTATGAATGAACTCAACGAAGAAGGGTTCAGTTACAGTGACTACGTGATCTACGGTGTGGCCTATCCTACGGCCCTGGTAGCCGTGTGTATAATAACTTCAATAATTTTCGGATAATGGAATTCCAAGGAAGAATAAACAGAGTGTTCCCGGTCACCAAGGGTGTGACACGCGACGGGAAGGAATGGAAGAGACAAGACTTCATCTTCGAATACTTCGAACATGAGACCGACAGATGGGCAGACAAGGTGCTGCTCTCAGTAATGAATGACCGCATCGCCTCCTACGACCTCCATGAGGGCGACGAGGTGACGATAGGCTTCGGACACAATGTGAGGGAGTACGGTGACAAGCAGTACAACGAGATCCGCATCTACAAGTTTGAGAAGGCCATCCGTCCGGACGTGAGGACACAATGGCCGGCAGCCGACCAACAGCGAATGCAGATGACCAATATCAAGGAAGAAGAAAACGACCCGCTACCGTTCTGATGGATATCGAAGAGATTACGAGGAGGATGTCCGCTGCATCGTCAGTGGTCAAGCTGGTGTGCGGAGTCGGCAACAATGCAGCCTGGCTGGTGATGCTCGACGCCATGGACCACGCAAGGAGCTGCGCCCGGTTCAGGGGATCTGTCAAGAAGGAGTTCAACAGGTGCGTGCAGCTCTTCCACGAGTATGAGGGCGCGCTGGTCTATGCCAGGGTGAACAGGTTCTTCCACGTTCCTGACATGGCGGATCATGTCAGGAAGAAGTACGGGAATATCACCGACCGGGAATATTACGACTTCTGGGCATCCACGGGTGCCGCCGCATACCAGGCAACGAGACCGATGGTGACGTCGCTGGTAAACAAGTACCGGCTGTCGCTGATCAGTCACGGAGTGAGGGACGCCGCACATGTCGCATGGGTGATGGCTGCCATGGCCGCGCTGGAGCTGTCAGTGAGGATGTATGATAGTGCCATACGTGAGATCATCAAGGGGTATAGTCTCCCCGAGAATATCGTCCGGAAGGTCTTCGGGCAGTTCTCGCTGAAGCACATCGCGAAGAAGTGGGGAGATGCCATGGTGGAACTGTCACCGGACTCGGACTACCCGCTGCAGGATAGCGAGAAGAGGAACATCGAGCTCGGGCTGGACCAGCTCTTCGAGGCATGGATGAGCCTCGACACCATGTACGACAGCGTCAGCGACACGGTGGAAGACTATGGTGAGGTGTTTCGGACGAAGGGAGAGCAGAAGAAGGCCATGCGTGAGATTGCAGACATAAAGGCCGACACTGTTGGTGAACTAATGGAAAAGAGAAACTATGAGCGAAGAGACAAGCAACATCCTGCCGGCAATACCGACAGGTGAGGATATAGAGCGGCAGAGGGAGCAGCAGAAGATCGACGAGGTGCGCCAATACCTGCTCGATGCCCGCGAGAACTACCCGGAGCCCTACTACATGCTGGAGTATAACGGTGTGCCGTTTTCCACGATCGGCGGTATCCAGGCACTGTCAGGACAGAAGAAAAACGGAAAGACATTCGTCCTTGCACAGCTGATGGCTGCCATACTGGGAGGTGGAGACCGCACAGAGGCATACCTGCCAGGGCTGAAAGTTCCTGCCAGGACAAAGGAATGGCTGGGCCATGAACCTACGGTGCTATACGTCGACACCGAGATGGAGAAGCTAAACTCTGCGAAGGTCCTCAGACGTGTGCACTGGCTTTGCAACTGGGACATGGACGTTCCAAATCCACGCTTCAATGTATTATGGCTGCGTGGTGTCACAGACGTTAAGGATGTGGACGAGAAAGTCATCGAGAAGGCCTACATGAAGCGCTACAGGCTCATCAAATGGACTATTGAAATGCTACATCCGGATGCGGTCTTTATCGACGGTATAAGGGACATAATAGGCGATTTTAACGACAATGCCGAGAGTGCCGCCCTCGTTGGCGACCTGATGGCGCTGGCAGAGCAGAGACAGATCTGCATCTGGAATACTTTACATATGAACCCGCGTCCAGGCAACGACGATGAGAGCAAGATGCGCGGTCACTTGGGAACAGAGCTTGGAAACAAGATTACCGACACCCTGGTCAGCATTAAGAAGAAGGACAACACCGGGGTGACGTTCACCGTCAAGCAGAACGATGCCCGTGGAAAGGACATGGAAGACTGGAAGTTCGAGGTGACCGACGATGCCGGAGCACTCGGAGTACCCAGAATCATTCCTTCGAATACCGCTGACGCAGCGCTTCAAAAATCAGAAGATGATGAGGAGAAAATGGTCAAGGATGCCGTATACGCACTGAAAGAGATTATCTTATCGCCTAAAAGCGAATATCTCACCGACATCTTCACAAAACTGAAGAGTTCATTGCATGTAGGTCAGGATAAGGCGAAGAAATACTTCAGCAAGGTGCGTGAGAGATATCCCGCACTGATTTATCAGAAAGACAAGAAATGGACGATGAGTAAAATGGAATTTGACAACTTTGATAATGGACTCCCATTCTGATCAAAACCCCAACCCCCCAAAACCTGATATTATATTATATAATAATATCAGGTTATTGGGGAGGATTACCGGGTTTTGCGCGAAAAACCTTTTTCTCGCGCGCGAATTGACTTTACAGATGATTATTTTTTAAAATCCAAAATAATAACATGGCCAAGATTGACGACTACACCATCCGGAGGATCAAGGAGACCGCAGACATCGTGGAGGTGGTCAGCGACTTCGTGGACCTGAAGCGCAAGGGCCCCAGGTACCTCGGCCTGTGCCCCTTCCATGAAGACCGCCACCTCGGATCGTTCGTGGTGCATCCCCGGAGCAACACCTTCCGCTGTTTCGCATGCGACGCCAAGGGCGGTCCGGTGGAGTTCATCATGAAGCACGAGAATCTCTCCTTCCTGGATGCCATCCGCTACCTTGGCCGCAAGTACAATATCGACACTGATATGGAAGCATTCAACTACACTCCGCCGGCACCGCGACCGAAACCGGCACCGCTGCCGATGCTGACGCTGCCATCCAAGATGGTGCTGTCAAGGGAACGTCTCGAGGAGGACAACCTGGTCAACTGGATCATGACTGGTGTCCGATGGGACGGGTCGCAACGCAGGCGCATTGCCGAGTCGCTGAAGAACTACCACATCGGCCATGCCAGGCAGGGTCTCACGATCTTCTGGCAGATCGACGAACAGATGAGGGTGCGCACCGGGAAGATGATGCGCTACCGCAAGGACGGGCACCGGGACCGGGAGACCAGATACTCCTTCGACTGGATTCACTCGGCGCTCTTCCGCAACAGCGACACGACAGGCTACTCGGAGGACAGCTGCGAGGTGGTGCCCACGCTCTTCGGAATGCACCTTCTGAACACCTACGGCAGCGGCGCCAGCGTCTGCATCGTGGAGAGCGAGAAGACAGCGCTGCTCATGTCCATAGCCTACGGCAACAACCTCACGCAGGTGTGGATGGCCTGCGGAGGCGTGGAGAACCTGAGCGTCGAGAAGCTGCGTCCGATCATGCAGGCCGGGCGGCGGATCATCCTCTACCCGGACAGGGATGCCATAGACAAGTGGCAGGCCAAGGCCGAGAACCTGCACTATGACAAGGTGACGGTCTTCACCGATCCGGTGCTGAAGTGGTGGCGTGAGGGGGACGGCGACAAGGCCGACGTGGCCGACGTGGTGGTGAGGATACTCAACAGCCATCCGGGTACCGGGAGCATCGCCGACAGTCCTGTCATCAGGACATTGATAGACAAACTTAACCTTGAACCGATAGATAATGATAGGTAACCAGAAAGACAAAGAGAAGTATGTGGTGATCGCCACCAAGACCAGCCCTGACTTTGCAGCGCTGTTCAACTCAATCTGTGACAAGAAGGGCATCAAGCCATACCTCGCCATGCAGATGATGGTCGATACCTTCGTCCGCTACACAGACGACAGGCACAACCTGTCACCGGAGATGGAGCGCCTGATGTCACTCTTCGAGCACATGACAGGCTGGAAGGACTCCTTCAATCTTGCAGATGCCAAGGCAGACAGACAGATCGACGAGGCCATCTACATGATGACAGCAAAGGGAAAGCACGGCAGCAGGGCGGTGATGGTGCAGCGTCCTATTATGGGCGAGGCCCAGGAGACGCACAACGTCCAGCAGATCCTCGAGCGAGTGATAGAGGTGCTCATGCCTGAGCGCTACCGGAGACTGAGGGCACTGGCCATCGACATGGACTGCAGCAGCATCCTCGAGCTCATCGACGTGATGATCGACGCACATACCATCGAGCAGATCACCCAGGAATACCGCAAGGACTTCGAGGACTGCAACCGCCATGAGTATGGCAAGCCCGTGGAGTATGGACAGCGCACCAAGCGGAAGCACCACAAAGGTGTGGACATGTATGACAGGCAGCAGCCCATCCGCTTCGTCGATGCGGACAGGGAGACGGCCAACGATGTGGTGGATGCTCTGGGTTGCAAGCCATTCGACGTAGAACCTTAGATAATAATAACTGACAGATTATGAATGAAGAAAAGAAAGTGATGTCCTTCAAGGGATTCGACAAGGACATGAAGTGTAGAGGATTTCAGTATGAGATCGGCAAGGAGTATGAGATGGACGGTAAGATCGAGACGTGTTTACGAGGCTTCCATGCGTGTGAATATCCGCTGGACGTCTTCGAATACTACCCACCGGGAAGGTCCAGGTATTGCCAGGTGGAGCAGTCCGGTAAGATAGACGACAGTGAGTCAGGCAAGACCTGCTCCAGTAATATCAAGATCGGAGCAGAGCTGACCATCCCAGGAATAGTAAAGGCTACCATTGACTATGTCCGCTCACGATGCACGAACGAGCATAACGCTGAGCCAGGAAAGCCTGCAACCGCTGGCTCCTATGGTGCTGCAACCGCTGGCTCCTATGGTGCTGCAACCGCTGGCTCCTATGGTGCTGCAACCGCTGGCGACTCAGGTGCTGCAACCGCTGGCGACTCAGGTGCTGCAACCGCTGGCGACTCAGGTGCTGCAACCGCTGGCGACTCAGGT